AATAACCTTGTATTGGGTTAAACAGTTGTTAATTTTGTGTAAAATATTTTTTTTTTCCATATTGTAAAAGCGAATATCCTCTAAACATTGGTCATAGCTTTTCCATTCTATTTTACTAACTTCACTTTTTTGAAAATTGTCAATATCTTTGCTGTCAATATAATTAATATTCATTACGTAATATTTGTGTTTATAGGATTTGTAATTCGACCCTGTAAATATTTCTTCAAAGGTTATTAGATTTTGAATATTGCGTAATTTTTTTCCCTTGATCCCCGTTTCTTCTTCGAATTCTCGCAATGCACAATCGTAATCGTTTTCATAATTGTTTCGTCTTCCTTTTGGAAATCCCCATTCGGGTTCTTTCCATTTATGTTCTTTTGAACTTTCCTCTATTAGTTGTTGTAAATTGTATTCACCATAAGTAGAATTGACACCTTGGACAAGTTGATTGAATTTTTGTTTGGACTGTTCTTCTTCGTTTTTGTATAACGGAGATAGTTCACTTTCATCCAACCATATTTTTTGCCACAAGGTATCAAAAGTGCTTGTTTTCATTCTTTCCTTTTCATCTTCCGTCATTTGATTTAGCATATTTAGAATATATGGTTTATTGGTCACATTATATTTACCTCTCATAAAATCAATATGACCCAGTGTGTCTTTTCTACAAATCATTAAATATTCGATGTTATGTTCGGGTGTATAACGAAACGCAATGATCCCTATGCTTGTGATGGGCATTTTACATAAATTAAATACATGACCTATTTTTCCGCAATTATTACAATATAAATTTGATGTTTGCATGTTATAATTAGTTATATTTGTTCTATTATGTTTATATAGTTTGAATCGTTAAATGGATACCATGGATCATAAATTTGATAAAGAACGTAAAAATCAATATTTACCACCGGATTTTACTCCTTTAAATGCCCAATTATTTGATAAAGAAGTTTGGGAGCCACATTTTTGGTTTTTTTTTCATACGATTGCCCATTCCTATCCTTCTGTTCCGAATTCTACGACCAAGAGAAAGTATTACGATTTTATTATCAATATTCCGTTGTTTATACCCAATCCAGAAGTAGGGAACGAATTTAGTAAATTATTAGACAAATATCCCGTATCACCTTATTTAGACAGTCGTGATTCCTTTATACGTTGGATGCATTTTTTCCATAACAAACGAAACAAAATGTTGGGTAAGGAAGAAATATCTTTATTTAGTTCGTTGGATAATTATCGCAATTTCTATAAACCCCAGCAAATAAAATTGTCGGAACAGTTTCATTTAAAAAAGGAGTATATTGTGATGGTATTTACTATTTTGGTTGTAATCGCCATTTATTTTTTTTATAAATAAAAATCTTAATGTGGATATAATATAACTATGCGTTTCGAAATATTATTACTTTTAATAGTAGCCGGTCTTTGTTTTCATATTTATAGTGATGGGAAATATTGGAAACAATTACTTATATATAAAAAATATGCTCAAATGGCTGGTATTTTAGTGGGTGCTTGTATTTTCTATGTTTTAGTAAAAAAAAATCCTAAAAACGCGCAAAATATTATTATGGGGTCCAACGAATACTTAAAATATTTGCCTGTTGATAAAAACGCAACTTCTTTGATTAGTCCTATCTTGGACTTTACAAACAAAAGAACCTTTTCACAAGGAGGAGGAAGTCCTCAAGACATTGCTCAACAAAACGGATATAGCCGTCCTATATTACAAGTTCCAAGCCAAAATCGCGGAGAAGCAACGTTGCTCCAATCTGGAAAAAAGGCGACCAAACGTTCTGTTAGTGAAACAAAAAAGAAATTCGTTGCTTCGCGACAAAATTGGCATTGTCCTGGTTGCAAAAAACAATTAAATGCTTGGTTTGAAGTAGATCATAAAGTTCGCTTGGAATATGGAGGAAGTAATCATGTAGATAATTTAGTGGCATTATGTCGTGAATGTCATGGTGAAAAAACCGCAATGGAAAATCTATAAATAGGGGATTTGTTCAACCAACCACATAAATATAACCTTAGTTTATATAGTTATATTTATGAATTCAACCAAAGAAGAAGAAGAAGTAAATAATATTATTCCTCAAGCCCAAGCTCCTATTCCAACTAGAGAACTAAATGAAACCATGTTTAGAGAAGAAGAAGAAGGTGCTCCAAAAGAAATGGCAAAGGAAGAAGAAAAAGAAATTGTCCAAGAAGAAGAAGTGGAAGCAGTATTTTTACCTCCCTCTCAAAAAGGCAAGGACAATATTGTATTGGATGAAGTCATTGGAATGAGTGTCAACAATGCAAATGAATATCAACGCAAAAAAGAATTTATTCAGAGTGAAACGGCTGACCAACGCGACGAATATGATTTTTTATATCCTCATTTAGATGACCCTGAATTTTCCTACAAAATAGCACAACACCAAGAATTTTACGAAAATCGATATGACGGGAAAATACACAACATCGAAGAATTTTCGAATAAACTATGTAACGCGAGTTTTGAGTTATTGCCTCATCAAATTTTCGCGAAGAATTTTTTATCCTTTCAGACGCCTTACAATAGTTTGTTTTTATATCATGGTCTTGGAACGGGAAAAACGTGCAGTGCAATTGGCATTACCGAGGAAATGCGATCGTATATGAAACAAGTGGGTATGCGTAAACGCATTTTAATCGTGGCCTCTCCAAATGTACAAGAAAACTTCAAAATGCAATTATTTGATGAAAGGAAATTAACACAAATAAACGGTGTTTGGAATGTGAAGTCGTGTCTTGGAAATGCACTTTTAAGAGAAATCAATCCAACTTCTTTGAAGAATATTCCTAAAGAACGTGTTATTACGCAAATTCAGTCGATTATTAAAAATAATTATTTGTTTATGGGATATATCGAATTAGCGAATTATATTCGCAAGAAAATAGTGATTTCTCAAGACACAGGATATAGTGATGAAGAACGAAAAAAGATGGAAATTGAAAACATTAAACGAGAATTTAACCATCGACTCTTTGTAATTGATGAAGTCCATAATTTAAAAGTGAACCAAGATACACAAGACAATAAAACGGCACAGTTATTAATGCGCGTAGCTAAATATTCCAAAAATATGCGAATGGTCTTGTTATCAGCGACCCCAATGTACAATAGTGTAGATGAAATTATATGGATTACCAATTTAATGAATATTAATGACAAACGTTCTACGATTAGTATAAAAGAGGTCTTTGACAACAAAGGAAACTTTAAAGAAGAACGGAAAAACGAAAAAGGTGTGGTTATCCAAGAAAGCGGATATGATTTATTGGCGCGAAAATTAATCGGATATTTTTCCTATGTAAGAGGCGAAAACCCCTATACATTTCCTTACCGCGTATATCCCACTTTATTTGCACCAACAAAAACATTTGCCGAACCAACGGGATTAATAGAAGGATTGGGAAATGCTGCTCAGGCGCTAGTCGGAAATTACACGAAGCAATATCCTTTACCTAAAAAACAATTGAATGGAAAGGAAATTGAAGTCCCATTAGAACATACTCCGTTATATGTGAATGAATTAGAACCCTTCCAAGAAAGAGTGTACACGTTATTAATTCGAAAAACACGCGAGGAAATGTCTAAGGGAAAGGTTGATTTCGAGGATTTGAGTAAATTCGGTTTCCGAATGCTTCAAACACCCTTGGAGGCGTTAACGATGGTTTATCCAAGCGAAGAGTTAGACGTCTATTTGGAGAATCCTATTGAAGATAATCAAATCCCCGATTTGGGAGAAACAAATGTCGGGAAACGCGGTCTTTACAACGTAATGAACTTTGTAGATGAAACGAATAAACCTGTCCCCTTAAAACATAGTTACTCTTACAAACCTGAGGTCTTGAAAAAATACGGTCCCATTTTCCGCGAAGATATATTAGCGAAATATAGTGCGAAATTTAGTTCCATTATTAAATCTATTCGGAAATCAAAAGGTATTATTATGATTTATACCCAATATATTGATGGAGGGGCATTACCCATGGCCTTGGCTTTGGAGGAAATGGGGTTTGCCCGCTTCACTACATCGTCTACTGTCCAATCTCTTTTTGCAAAACCTCCTTCCGATCCGTTAGATGTATTTACTATGAAGTCTCGTCGCGAATTAACAGACAAAACCAAATTTAAACAAGCAAAATACGCGTTAATTACTGGAGACAAAGCGTTTTCACCACAAAATTCAAAAGACTTGAAAGAAATTGTAAGGACAGATAATAAAAACGGAGAATTGGTGAAAGTGGTTATTATTTCCAGGGCAGGCTCCGAAGGCCTAGATTTTAAAAATATTCGGCAAATCCATATTGTCGATCCATGGTATAATACCAATCGTTTTGAGCAAATTATTGGACGTGGTGTGCGAAATTTAAGTCATTGTATGCTTCCATTTAACGAAAGAAACGTGGAGATTTATATGCATGCGTCCTATTTAACCGAATCAAAAGAATGGGAAGCAGCGGACCTATATGTGTATAGGTTGGCTAAAAATAAGGCGATCAAAATCGGAAAAGTCACTCGATTATTAAAAGAAATATCTGTGGATTGTATTATCAACATCGGACAAACCAATTTTTCATTGCAAAAATTAGCATCTCTCCCTGCAAACCAAGGTATTGAATTACTATTGTCCAGTTCAGACAAAAAGGTCAAGTTTGAAGTTGGTGACAAACCTTATAGTCAATTGTGTGATTATATGGAGTCCTGTGAATATCAATGTAAATCGAGAAACGTAACAAACATTCCTTCCAATGAAATTATTGATGCGACTTATTCTACGTATTTTGCCGACTCGAATAATGATCGTATTCAATTACGTATATTAAATATGTTTCGTGATCAGAAAGATGGGCAACATTTTTACACGTTAGATGAAATCGTGGGTTATGTAAACGTAGTGAAACAATACCCCATGACCCAAATTTATTCGACGTTGACAAATTTAGTAAGCAATCAAACCGAGTTCATTTATGATAAATACGGTAGACGTGGACATTTGATTAATAAAGGTTCCCTGTACGCATTTCAACCCATAGAAATAAACGACGACAGTATTACTGTATTTGAGAGAAAGGTTCCGGTAGAATACAAACGCCCTACAGTAGCCATGGAAGGTAGAAAGGAATTTTCAGAAAGGACGGAACGTCAAGAAAAAGAAGAAGGAATGTTTATAGAGGATTACAGTACATTGATTCAACAAATGTCCCGAAATTTAACCGATGCTAGTTCCACACATAAAATCACTTCTTCTGACCAAAATTGGTATAGACATGCGAGTCGTGTAGTGAATCATTTACAAGCGGTACATGGTATTGGTCTTGAGCGATTACATGAATTTATTATTGAACATAATATCGATTTTTTGATGCTAAAAGAAAAATTAATTCTTGTAAATCATTTTTACAACAAAATCAGTGATCCAGAAAAACTCAATTTCTTGGAAAAAACGATTAAAAAATATTTAGATACCAAAATCGTAACCTTAAAAAACAAAACGGGTATACTCCTTGCAGATACGAATAAAACAAATATGTATATCCAAGACAATGAAAGTGAGACATGGAAAATAGCAGAACCCGAAGATTTACGCAATTTCGAAAGAGCGGGATTGATTAAAGACGCCTTAGAAGACGATGAGAATCGTTACAACAGAATTATTGGGTTTATAGATATGTTTCGAAATGGAAAAGAAATGGTTTACCGTGTAAAAGATTTATCACAAATGCAAAACAATGTGGGGACCCGTATCAGTGGACAAACACCCGGAAAAAGAGTACTAATCGATTATTTAAATAAAATAGTCGGTGAAGAATTATATAGTTTAGAGCAATCCAAAGAAATCATGCAACTAGGCGTGTGTGTTATCATTGAATTGTTATTGAGAGAATACAATAGTACAGATAAAAACCAAAAAATCTGGTTTTTGAATCCTGAAAAAGCATTGTACAATAAAATTGCGAAATATCGAATCAGCAAGAAATAAGAAAATTGATATAACGATTTAAAAATATCAATAGTATATAGAATTAAGATGTCAAAAGTAATTATTCAACGTCCTAAGAAAAAGGAAGGAGAAGAACGAAAAATATATGGTGTATATATTCGTTCAATGTTGGACAAAAAAATTTCTCTTCACATCGGTGAAGTAGGAAGACAATTAAAATCCAATTTGGAGAAAAAAATTAGCAATGAAATTGCCGGAAAATGTATTGATGAAGGATTTATCAAGCCAAATTCTATTAAACTTACAAATTATTCCAGTGGAAATGTCCGTGGTGAATATATTGAATACCAAACTGTATTCGAATGTATGGTTTGTTTGCCAGTAGAAGGAATGTTGGTGGAATGCGTTTGTAAAAGTGTAACCAAGGCGGGTATTCATGGTGAGGTTATTGACGATCAAGGAAATGTACCTTTGACACTATTTATTGCTCGTGACCATCATCACTTAAACGAGCAAATGGGTACTATTCAAGAAAATGATACCTTTGTCGCCCGTATTATAGGTATGCGTTTTGAGTTGAACGATAAGTATATTTGTGCCATTGCTAAATTAGAAAATATGTAAATGAACTCTGTAATACATTTACATGTTTATAGGTAT